ATGCGCATGCGTCGATCCGAAAACCGAACGCCGTTTCGCATCAACAGCTTCACCACTCAGGCGCTGCTGGACCCTACCGGCGCTGAAACCGGCACACTGTTTCAGGCTGTTTACCAGATTCTCAAAGTGGTGAAAGTGCCGGTTTACGTGGTGATCGTGGAGGAGGGCGCAACCCCGGCCGACACGCTGAACAACGTGATCGGCGGCAACGAGCCGGTCACCGGCCGCAAACTAGGCCTGGCTGCGCTGAGCAGCGTGCCGGAAGACCTGACCATTATCGGCGCGCCAGGCTTCACCGGCACCAAGGCCGTGGCCGGTGAGTTTGCCGCGTTCGGCAAGCGCATCAAGGCGCGTGTGGTGCTGGATGGCAAGGACGCTTCGGTCGCTGACCAAGTGACTTACAGCGGCGAGCTGGGCGGTGCCGACCTCGGCTTCGACCGTTGCCTGCTGGTGCACAACCTGCCGTCGGTGTACTCCAAAGCGGCGAAGAAAAACGTGTTCCTGGCGCCGTCGTCGCTGGCTATCGCTGCACTGGCCAAGGTCAAGCAGTGGGAAAGCCCGGGCAATCAGGTGACGTTCGCCGAGGACGTTTCCCGCGTGTCGAGTACAACATCCTCGACACTTCCACCGAAGGCGACCTGCTCAACCGCTACGGCGTGAGCTACTACGCGCGCACCATCCTCGGCGGTTTCTCGCTGTTGGGTAACCGCTCGATCACCGGCAAGTTCATCAGCTACGTCGGGCTGGAAGACGCCATCAGCCGCAAGCTGGTCAAGGCCGGCCAGAAAGCCATGGCCAAGAACCTCACCAAGTCCTTCATGGACCAGGAGGTCAAGCGCATCAACGACTGGATGCAAACCCTGGTTGCCGACGAAACCATTCCCGGCGGCAGCGTGTACCTGCACCCGGAACTGAACAGCGTCGAGAAGTACAAGAACGGCACCTGGTTCATCGTCATCGACTACGGCCGCTACGCGCCGAACGAACACATGGTTTATCAACTCAACGCCCGCGATGAAATCATCGAGCAGTTCCTGGAGGACGTTCTCTAATGTTTACCAACCGAATCAGACAGGCCCTTGCGGCCACCCTTCAAGGCCTGCCGTTGTCGGCAACGGTCAATTCGTTCGCACCGCCGAAGATCGACTTCGACATGGAGTCGATGACCGGCGGACGCTTCATCGGCGAAGAAATGGCCAAGAGCGCCAAGGTGTTGAATGCCACCCTCGAGCTGCAAGGTGCAGGGCCGGAAATCATGCTGGCCCTGGGCGTGACCTTGGGTGATGACATTTTGCTGAACGTGCGCGAAGCCGGTCAGGACCAGGACGGCAAGACGTACTTCACCTACCACACCGTCGGCGGCAAGTTGAAATCCCTGACCGAAACCACGTTGAAAATGGGCGATAAACCGGCCATCACGCTGGAACTCTCCTGCCGCACCTACAGCCGCCTGGAAAACGGCATTCCGGTGATCGACATCGACGTGCGCACCCAGAAGTTCGTGCTCAACGGTGTCGACATCCTCGGTGATGCCCGCCGCGCCGTGCTGATGCCGTAAAGCGCAGTGCGCCCCCTGTGGGAGCGGGCTTGTTCGCGATAGCGCCAGGTCAGCCGACACCTGTGCTGATTGACCCACTGCCATCGCGAGCAAGCCGGCGCCCACAGTGACCGCGCGCGCAGCTTAACGCTGCGCTGCCTTTTAAAACGCTTATCAAGGAATGACCTAATGGCCTGGATGCCACCGCTGCACAGCCTGCTGTCCCCGATCACCGCTGACACCGGCGCGACGATCGAAAAAATCCAACTCAAGCCGCTGTTTTATGCCGCGCAAAAAGACGCGCTGGCCCGCGCCGGTGACGACGAGGACGACCAGTTCTTCGAGCTGGCGAAACTCGCCACCGGCCTGTCGGAAAAAGAGCTCGACCAACTCAAGCGTCCGGACTACGTGAGCATCGCCCAATACGTCCACGAAATGTCGACGCGCCCTGCGTCGTTCTTCCTGGATGAGCGCACCGCGGCGAACCACGATCAGCCGGTCCACTTGCTATTGCCGTTGGCGGCAGCCGGTCGAACCCAGACTGAACTCGCGTTGGAAATGCCCGCCCTGCGCGTGACCAAAGTGATGAAAAAGCTCGCCACCAACAAGGAGCGCGCCGAGTTCATCACCGCGCACTGCACTGGCCTGATGATCCCTGATCTCGCTGGCCTGACCGTGCCCGACTGGACGGAACTGCAGGAGCGCATCGACGATTTTTTAAATCAACCGGCGGACTTCTTTCGGAGCGCGACATCGAAGTAATCCTCGATGTGGTTCCGCTGATTTATTCGGTCAATGAGGCGGAGATCCTCGACTGGGACGCCGGAAAAGCATTGCGCCGCTACGACATTGTGATCACTCGTCTTGGCGTCAAACAGGAGTAAGCGGGATGCAAGACAAGTATTCGCTCACGTATGCCATGGCCAAGGATGGCCAGCAGGCGTTCGGCAGTGTTGGCGGTGCGATGGACGCCGCCGTCGTCAACGCAGGGGCTTTGGTGCCCGATAATAGTCGGGCGGCTGCAGCATCATCGGGCGTGGAGTTGGCGCTGGCCAATGCAGGCCTTGAGGTGAATCGCCTCAGCCTGTCCTTGGGCCAATTGCGTGACAGCGTGGATGCGCTGGAAACCTCGTTATCGCCGTTCAAGGCACTGGATATTCAGCCGTCAAAGACCGCTGAGCAAACCGAGCCCAAGGCTGGCGCTGCATTGACGTCGAGCACGTCAGAGAACCTCAGCCATACCCGCGAATCCCTAAAAGTTGTGACCGCACAGGTGCTCGACCCGGTCGCAGCGCTTCGATCTTCCAACGCCAATCTGTCGCTGGATACGACCACAACGTCGCAAAAGTCGATCAGCGTTCTGCGCGAGGAATCCACTGAAAGCGAAAGTCGCCTTTCCAAAACGCTTGAGCCCGCACCGATGTTGTTCGAAGGCGCCTGGCTGAAGGCCAAGACCCGCGTGGTGGACGGCGCAAATGACCTCGCCGGCGATTCGCCTGTTGCGGCCAGCGCATTAAAAACGGCAGGCGCCGTGATCATGCCGATGCTTGAAAGTGTGGGTGAAACCCTCAAGACCCGCGTTACCGATAAAGTGGTCGATGGAACACTCGGTAAGCTGCCGTTCATCGGCAAGCTGTTCAAGGAAGGTGATTCCGAAAAGGGCAACGATAAAGGCAGCGATAAAGGCGATGGCAAGGATTGCTGCTGTCCGCCTGCGGCCGAAGCCCCGCGAGGACGCGAGCGTTTTGGCCCAAGAAACACCGGCAGGAAGACCAACGCAGGCAAGCCGAAACCCGCCCGTTCGCAGGCAGCCGCCAGAACCCCGGCGAAAAAAACCGCTGGCTTTTCCGGGTTGGCCCGCAGTCTGTTTGATCGGGTTGCCAAGCCATTGACCAGCTCGCTGGCGGGGTTCACTGGCAACGCTCCCACTCAGGCTTTACTGCCGCCTGCGGCCGAGCCAACCCGCCGCAAAAGGAATAATGCCGCGCGCCAATCGGCGCCAGGCAGAGCGCCGGGGTTGGTCGAAGCGTCGGCGCGCAGCGTAGTACCGATGCCGTCCGAAGGCCGCGCGAATACTTCGTCCCGCGCCCAGCCAGGCCGCCGCAAGAAGGCTAATGCCGCGCGCCAATCGGTGCCTGTCAGAGCGCCGGGGTTGGTCGAAGCGTCGGCGCGGCGCGTTGTACCGATGCCGTCTGAAGGTCGCGCGAATACCTCATCGCGTATTCAGGCTGTCGGCGGCGAGCGCCTGCCTGCGGCTGTGCCCGGCTCGCCAAGAATGCCCACCTCCGGCCTGATGGGCACCTTGAGCAAATTGGAGTCATCCGCCGCGCGCCGGCTGGGCCCGTTGAAGTACGTCGACACCGCCATGGATGTCATCCAGGGCGTGCGTAATGGCGACGCAAAAGCCATCGGCACAGGCCTGAGTACCGCCGGTGGCGCGTGGGCGGGCGCTTCCGCTGGCGCAGCCATTGGCACGTTGATATTGCCCGGTGTTGGCACTGCGGTAGGCGGCGCCATCGGTGGCTTGCTCGGCAGTGAAGCGGGCACGTGGCTGGCTGAAAAAGTGATGGGCACAAGCGACCGTTTACCCTCACCCACGCAGGTCAGCCAAAACCTTAACAGCCCTCAAGCCGATAACCGCCCAATCAATTTTGCGCCGCAGATCACCATCACCGCGCCTGAGCAAGCCAGCCATCAACAATTGGCGGCGCTGGTGGTGCAACAGATCGAAGCGCAATTTACCCCACTGTCGATGGACAACCTGCTGGCGACGCGACGCGACGCAGCACTGACCGATGGAGCTGTGTGATGCGACAACAGATGGTGTTGGGCACTTTTATTTTTGGGCTCTCGCGCGGGTTTGCCTACGACACCCTTGATCGTGTGAGCAGCGGTGGCTGGGGCAGCCTGGACATTATTGTCGGCAAGCCCAAATCCACCCAAGTCGGCCAGGCGCTCGAAACGCTCACGTTTGGCGGCAAGACCACACGTGCCAAGGGCATGGCGCGTCTGGATGAGCTGCGCGCGCTGCAAGCTGTTCGGGTGCCGTTGCCTTTGGTCGATGGTATCGGGCGTAACTGGGGGTTGTGGACGATCAAGTCGATCGACGAAAAGCAGGCCGGTGTGATCGACGATGGTACCGCCATGCTGATCAATTGGACGCTGGTGCTTGAGGAGTTCGTCAATGCGTAAGGTGAGAAGTATCGCCGGTGACTCAGTCAACCTGCTGCTCTACCGCGAGCTGGGCCGCTGTGATGATGCGGCCGAAGAAGCCCTGTGGCGGCTGAACCCGGCGCTGGCCGAACAGGGCGCTGTATTGCCCGCAGGGGTCACCGTGCTCGTGCCCGAATTGGACACGCAACCCCTCACAAACCGGCCGGTATCGGCCTGGGATTAAGGAGCAACCATGGCACTTGGATTCACACCCGTGGTGGAACTTTACGGCGCCAATGCCGCGCTGTTCAACGAGCGTTTATTGGAGTGGGTGCATACTGATACCACCGGCCTGGCCTCGGACCAGCTCAAGCTGACCCTCGATATCGAAGGGCTCGAAGGGTTGCCGGACCTGGGCGGGAAAGTTGGCCTGCGCGTCGGTTACCTGGAGTCCGGTGTGGTCGACAAAGGGCTGTTCAAGATCACCCAGCGCACCGCGTCACTGTTCCCCATGCGCTTGGTGCTGGTGGCCACGGCGGCGCCGTTTGACATGGAGGGGTTCAAGCAACGGCGTACCGCCAGCCACGGGCCGATCACCCTGGGCGCGCTGTTTCGTCAACTGACCACGCGCTATGGGTTTTCACCGCGTGTGGAGCCTGAACTGGATGGCAAGCTGATCGCGCATATCGACCAGACCAATGAAAGCGACATGGCATTTTTGACGCGCCTGGCGAAGCAGTTCGATGCAGTCGCCAAACCCGTCGACGCGCTGTATGTGCTGGGGCGCAAAGGGCGGATCAGGTCACTGTCCGGCAAGGTACTGCCGGACGTGCAGCTGTCGGTCACCCGCGACAATCGCCCGGGTGATCGCGCGTTTATCAGCGCACTGTTTACCGAGACCAGCCGTGCCCTCTACAACGGCGCGCAAACGGCTTGGTGGGATGCCGCGGCCGGTAAAAAGCATTGGGTGGCGGTGGGTTTCGAACCGTTCAAAGTGGTCACGCAACGTTATCAAAACGAAGACGAAGCCCGCTCTGCGGCGCAAGGCGAGATGCGTCGCGTGGGGCGTGAAGGGTTGAAGATCGATGTGGCCTGCCCCGGTGATCCGTCACTGGCCGCAGAAGGCCTGTTACTGCTGGATGAATCATGGCCAAGTTTTATGCAGGGGCGCTGGTCTATCCACACCGTCACGGCCAGCGGCAACCGCCAACAGAGCTATCGATGCGTGATCAACGCAAACGGTTTATCGCAGGCAGAATGATCGCTTAAATAAGGACATCCCTTGATAACGCTGTCTCACCTTATCCAGGTGATGCCTGGAGCCCGCCTTAGAGCGGGCATTTTTTTATCGGCGTTAAACACGGCGACCTCGAAATACGCCATCGACAACCCCAAACGCATCGCCGCCTTCCTCGCCCAAGTCGGCCACGAATCCGGCCAACTGCTGTACGTACGTGAACTGGGCAGCGAGCACTACCTGAGCAAGTACGACACCGGCACATTGGCGGCTCGCCTGGGCAACACCCCCGAGGCAGATGGCGATGGCCAGAAGTATCGCGGTCGCGGGCTCATCCAGATCACCGGACGGCGCAATTACCTGGCGTGCAGCCAGGCGCTGTTCGGTGATGAGCGTTTACTGCAACAACCGCAACTGCTCGAACAACCCCAATGGGCGTGCGAATCCGCCGCCTGGTTCTGGCAAAGCAATGGCCTGAATCAACTGGCCGACAACGACCAGTTCACCACCATCACCCGGCGCATTAATGGTGGCCTGAATGGCTTGGACGACCGCTTGCAATTGTGGGCGCGGGCGAAGGCGGTGTTATGCGTTTCTTAATGTCCTGCCGGCTGTTGGGCTATTTCCTCTCGCTTGGCGTTGCCGCGAGCCTGGCCTGGCAGCTTCAAACGTGGCGGTATGAGGCGCAGCTTGTGCGCTTGGCGGCGACGCACGCAAGCGTGCTCGATCAGCACACCCAGGCGGCGTTGCAGCAGCAGCACGCCGAACAAGACAAACGGTTGGCCCTGGAGCAACAACTCAGTGCCAGCGACCAACACCATGCGCAGGAGTTGAACGATGCCCACCATAATCAGGCGTATCTGCGCGACCGCCTGGCCACTGCTGATGTGCGGCTGTCAGTCCTTCTCGACGCCAGCGAGCCTGCCAGTGGCTGCGCAGTGCCTGCCACCGCCACCCCCGGCGGCGTGGTTCATGCAACCGCGCGAGCCCGACTTGACCCGGCGCATGCTCAACGAATTATCGGCATCACCGACGACGGTGATAACGCCTTGATCGCCTTGCGTGCCTGCCAGGCGTATGTGCGCGCCGTCGGGCGTTAG